GGTGATCTGCCGGGGGACCACGCTGGAGTACACCCCGGACGCCGACGAGAGCCGGGCTGGGGCGGTGGCGCTGGAAAACGCGCTGACCGACAACGAGAAGGCCATGACCGGCATGGGCACGAAGGTGCTGATCTGGCCGGACAAGAAGGCCTTTGACACGGTGAGCGGGGAGCTGACGGACCTTGCGGCGGTGTGGACGCTGAGCGGCGGGACCATGACCGTGACCCCCTGCGACGGCGAGGGCAGGACCTACACGCCGGACGGGGTGGGCACGACCGAGCCGGAGAGCCCGGCGGACGGGCAGCTGTTTTTGAAGGGGGACGCCGAGAGCCCTTACGGCGCGGGCGGCGTGCTGCTGAAGTACAGCGCGAAGAACAAAAAGTGGAGCGAGATCCTGCTGACGAGCCTGCGGCTGCACTGCCCGGGCCTTGGCAGCGTGCTGAAGGAAGGCGACACCGTGACGGTGAGCGGGATGCCGGGCACCGTATGCAGTGCGGCGGCGGCCGGGCTGAACGGCGAGGTGAGCATCAGCACGCTGGACGGGGACGACGTGATCACGACGCTGGCCGTGCCGGAGGACAGCACCCGGTACTATGGCAGCTGGACCGTGACGGCCACCGGCACCAGCTGGCGAAGCGCCGACGGCAAGGTGACCGAGAACGAAGCGGCCGCAGCGCCGGTGAAGCTGGAACGGCGGGTGCCGGACCTGGACTTTGTGACCGAGCAGGGCAACCGGGTGTGGGGATGCAGCCGGGAGGAGAACAGCATTTATGCCTGTGCCCTGGGCGACCCCACCAACTGGTACAGTTACCGGGGCATTGCGTCGGACAGCTACGCGGTGAGCGTGGGCAGCGACGGCGCGTTTACCGGGGCGGCCAGCTGCCTGGGGTACCTGCTGTTTTTTAAAGAAAACTGCATCCACAAGCTGTACGGATCGAAGCCAAGCGACTACCAGATGAGCAGTGTGCGGTGCCGGGGCGTGGCGGCGAATGCGGCGGGAAGCCTTTGCGTGATCGCGGAGACGCTGTATTATCTGTCGCCGGACGGGGTGATGGCGTGGAGCGGAAGCCTGCCTGCCAAGGTGAGCGGCGCGCTGGACACCGGGAAGCTGACGGCGGTGGACCGGGCCGTGGGCGGGCAGCTGGATGCGCGGTACTACCTGTACCTGCACCGAAAAACGGACACGGGCAGCGGGCGGCTGCTGGTGTACGATACCGAGCGGGGCCTGTGGCAGGAGGAGAGCGCGGCGGGCACCGGGATGGTGAGCACCGGCCAGCAGCTGTACCTGTGGGACGGCAATGCCCTGTGGGCGGCCGACCCGGAGCGGGAAGTGAGCGGCGAGGACGAGACGGGGCTGAAATTTGAGGCCGTGACCGGAGACATCGGCCTTGCCGTGCCGGACGACAAGTACATCAGCCGGGTCACGCTGCGCATGGATGCACTGGCTCACACGGTGCTGACCGTGGCGGTGAGCTACGACGGCGGGGACTGGGAGACGGTGAGCAGCTGTGCGGTGACGAGGGACCACCAGCGGGTAAACCTGCCCTTTGTGCCCCGGCGGCACGACACCATGCGGCTGAGATTTGCAGGCACCGGACAGATGGTGCTGCGGAGCATGGCCTTTACGTTTGCGGATGCAGCAGGGGCAAGGGTGAGCGGCGCGGTGCCGAGACGATGAAAGGAGAAGACAATGGCGAGCATTGCGGGACTGGCGGGCATCGGCCTGCCGAGATTCAGCGACCAGATGCCGGAGGCGGACGCGCAGGCGCTGACGAACTACCTGTACCAGCTGAACGAGCAGCTGACCTATGTGCTGACCAACCTTAGCAGCGAGAACATGAGCGAGGATTATCTGAGCGGAAAGGAGAGCTGAAGATGAGCAGACTGAGCAACGCGCGGAGCGAGCTGGAGCGCTTTGAACAGACGAAACCGGCCGACTACCAGAGCAAGTACAAGGGCCAGATCGACAACGTGATGGGCAAGCTGGATGATCTGGGCGGTTACGACTATGACCCGGCGGCCGATACGGCATACCAGCAGTACAAGAGCGAGTACACCCAGAAGGCGAAGCTGGCGAACCAGAACGCGCAGGCCAATGCCAGCGCCCTGACCGGCGGGG